GTACGCCGAGTACGTCGCCGAAAAGGCCGGCCCGGAACTGGTCTACTTGGGCATCGTGGCGCTACCCAGCCTGGTGGAAGCGATGGCCGGCACAGTCGCTGCTCTCGCGGACTTCGCGGCGGCATGGCGCGCGAGCGAGATGCGTGAGGTCGCGGAGCATCCGGACCTTGCCGAGCTCGATGTCCAGCTCACGGGGTTCTACGGCGACGGCGATGCCTAGGACGAAGAAGCCGGCCGGGACCGCCGTCGACACCCGCAACGGTCGGCGGGCGGATGCGCTCGACCTCGGGCCGCCGATCGAGGTCGAGCTGCCGCGTACCCGCGACGAGTACCATCCGCTCGCCCTGGCGGCGTGGGACGGCTACTGGTCGCAGGCCATCGCGGCGACCGTCACCGAGGCCGATCTGATGATCGCGCACACGTGGATCGAGGCGTACGACGACGCCCTGGTGAAGCAGGGCCTGGCCGACCGGCAGCCGCTCGTGACCGGGTCGATGGGCCAACAGGTGGCCAACCCGCTGTACGGCATCGCCCAGGCCCGGATGACGCTCGCGATGCAGTGCGCCCGCCAGCTCGGCATCGGCGGCCGCAACCGGACCGACCTCGGCCTGGCGCTTCTCGCCGCGCACCGCGCCGGCGCGATCGGCGCCCCCGCAGACGACGAGGAGGACGACATCGATGACATCGACGACGATGACCCGCGTCGCGCCGCGTGAGAAGACCGCGGAGTCCTGCTTTCACTGCGGATGGACGCCGGAAAACAGCGAATTGTGGCCGACTTTCGGCAGAAAAGCGGTCAGGTGGATTGAAAAGAACCTGATTTTCGCCGAAGGAGACTCGTTCGGCAAGCCCGTGCGGCTCCGCGACGACCAGAAGCTGTTCGTCTACCACTGGTACGAGTACTGCCCGGCCTGCGACTGGTGGCGCTACGGCGAAGGCCTGCGGGGAGCTGCCCGCGGCGACGGCAAGACCGCGTTCGTCGCCATGCTCGCCGTTGCCGAGTTCGCCGGGCCGCCCGAGATCGCCCCATACTCGCCCAACGTCGTGATCGGCGCGGCCAGCTGGGACCAGGCCGACATCCTCTATGGCGCGGCCGCGGTGATGATGGGGGGCCGGGACCAGGAGATCGAAGAGGCGCCGCTGTGCGGCCAGTTCGAGGTCTACGACGCCGAGACGAAGCACTCGGACGGCCGGCCGGGGCGCCTGTTCCGGACCGCGACGGTCGCCGGCACCAACCAGGGCGGCCAGCCCACGTTCTTCCCCGCGGACGAGATCCACGAGTTCGGCGACGTCCTGGACGCCAAGGCGAAGTTCCACAAGGTCGTCAAGATGGGCTGCTCGAAGCGGACCCTGACCTATCGCATCCCGCGCCCTGGCGGCGGCTATCGCGAGGTCACCCGCGGCCCGGGCCGTGACATGAAGCTCTCGACCGCCGGCCACGACGTCGACCACTCCTACCTCGGCGAGATCTACAAGCGCGGCGTGCGTGAGCGGCAGCAGAAGGTCTGCACCCGGCTGCTGTTCGACTGGCGCGAGGCCCCGGACGGCCTGGACTACAACGATCCGGAGCAGCGCGCGATCGCGTGCCGGGCCGCGTCCGGCGCGGCCGACCAGATCTGGTCCGTCGACGCCCGCGTGGCCGAGTGGGACAACCCGGAGATGACTAGCAACGAGTGGATCCGCTACTACGCCAACAAGTGGGTCACCGTCGCCGCGGACAGCTGGCTGAAGGACTACCCGTCCGCGTGGGCCGAGTGCGAGGGCGAATGGGAGCTCGAGGGAGACGAACCCGCGGTCTTGTCCGTCGACATGGCGCTCGCCCGGGACTCGGTCGCGGTTGTGGAGGTGCGCGCCCTCGAGGACGGCCGGTACGCCTGCGTGCCCAAGATCTGGTACCCGGCGGACAACAAGCTGCCGTTCGTCGAGATCTTCGAGTACATCGCCGCCCGGGCGGCCGAGCTCGGCACCGCCTACCGCGGCCTGGTCTACGACCCGCGGTACTTCGAGCTGCAGGCGCAGCAACTCGAGGAGGACGGCTTCCTCGTGATCCAGTTCGACCAGTCGCCGGTCCGCATGATCCCGGCCGTGGGCCTGACCTTCGACACCATCATCGCCCGGAAGATCGTGCACGGCGGCGACAAGGAGTTCGCCCGCCAGGTCCAGTCTGCGGCCCGCCGCCAGTTCGAGCGCGGCTGGACCCTGTCGAAGTCCAAGAGCAAGATCCGGATCGACTCTGCGGTGGCGATGTGCATGGGCGTGTGGTCGCTCGCCGAGCTCGCCGGCGAGAACGAGCCGTCGGTGCTCGAGCAGATCTGGTGAGAGCACGGCGGCCCACGTCCGGAGACGTGGGCCGCGTGGCGCGCCCCGCGGGTGAAAGCTTCCCCGCGTGCGTGCTGCCCGGATGCTTTCTGCTCCCGGGACGTTCAGGTGCGGCCCGCGACGGGACTTGAACCCGTACACCCTTCGCGGGTAGGGGAGAGTACTCCCGCGCCGTACGTGCGCGGTTTCCCGACTCCCCTGCGTCTGCCGTTCCGCCACGCGGGCCGCAAGGTGCGCCGGGCCGGACTGCGCAAGTATCCGGAACGGGGGCCCCAGCTGTTAACGCTGCTTCCCGGCGCCGCGCCAGCATAGCGCTTCCGGGTGCATCATGTGGTGGTATGAGCCGCGCCACGTCCGTTATCCGGACACTCGCCCGTAGACTTGGCCTGTCGCTTGCCGCACCGGCCGGGCATACTGTCCGTATAGCGAACCGTCTCGCGCCGGTCGTCCCTGCGCTGGCCGGTTTCAGCCTCGTCAGCTGGGGAGCGGCCATGATCTACACACCTGCCGGGTGGATCGCCGGCGGCCTGTCCCTGCTCGTCCTCGGCTGGGACCTCAACCGGGCTCCCGTCGCACCCCAGCGGCCCGCCGGCGGCGAGTGATGGGCTTCGTCCGACGGGCCCCCGGCGGCCTGCGCGAGAGCCGGTCGCTGACCTTCATCAGCCCTCCGATCGGCGCGTACACCCAGGCGCTGCAGGACTATGCCGCGGGCGATGTAGAGGGCGCGATGCGCGCCGCGGCGGTCTGGAAGTGCACGCACCTGATCAGCAGCATGGCCTCGCTGATGACGCCGCAGGCGTTCAAGGGGCCCGGGCTGGGCTTCGGGCAGGCCAATCTCGTCTCGCAGCAGCCGGAGATCCTCGTCCAGCCCTCGGCCGACAGCAACATCATGGACTGGACCTACCAGGCCACGATGAGCGCGTTGATGCGCGGCAACATCTACGGCCGGATCCTGGCGCGCGGGCCGTTCGGGCTGCCGACCCAGATCGAGCTCGAGCATCCGGACAAGGTCAAGGTCACCCAGCGCCAGGACGGCTCGGCGGTCTACAAGTACGGGCAGGAGGAGATCCCGCCCGAGCAGGTCTGGCACAAGGCGATCTACCGGATGCCCGGCGTGCGCACCGGCATGTCGCCGATCAAGTACCAGCAGAAGCTGATCCAGCAGCACGTGAGCGCGCAGCGCTTCGGAAATCAATGGTTTGATGACGGCGCGCACCCGTCCGGCATCCTGACGAACGACACCAAGAAGACCGTCGACATGCTGGAAGCCAAGACGGTCAAGGAACGGTTCATCGCCGCGGTCCACGGCACCCGCGAGCCGGTCGTGCTCGGCGGCGGCTGGCAGTACAAGCAGATCCAGATCGCCGCGAACGAGTCGCAGTTCCTCGAGACGATGAAGTACACCGGCGGCCAGATCTGCGGGATCTACCTGGTGCCGCCGGAGCTCGTCTCCGAGGCCAGCGAGGGCAGCGCGATCACCTACGCGAACGTCGAGCAGCGCGCCCAGCACTTCCTGACCTTCTGCATGCAGTTCTGGATCTCCCTGTGGGAGCGGTGGTGGACCGAGCTGACCCCGCCGTCGCAGTACGTGAAGGTGGACACCTCCCCGCTGCTGCGCACCGACGCGCTGACCAGGTGGCAGATCCACCACATGCAGGTCGGCTCGCGCACCATGACGCAGGACGAGATCCGCGCGACCGAGGACCTGCCGCCGCTGACCCCGGAGCAGCAGGCGCAGCTCGACTCGCTCATCCTGCCCGCGCCGCCGCCCATCGGTTCGCCCAAGATCGGGAGCTGAGATGCCCGCTGTCGCCGTCCACCACACCGGCACCTCGGACGCGTCCTGGGACGCCGGGGCGCAGACCAAGAACATCCCCTCGGATGCCACCGCCGGCGTGCTCGGCGACGTGTACGCCTGGAAGCCGACCGGCGACGAGGCCGACAGCAAGAGCAACTGGAAGTTCCCGCACCACTTCGTGGGCGGCGACGGCAAGCCGGGCGACGCCTCCACGGTGGCGTGCTCCGCGGTCGTGGCCGCCCTGAACGGCGGCCGCGGCGGCACCACGATCCCCGCCGGCGACAAGCGCGGCGTCTACAACCACGTGATCGCCCATCTCAAGGATGCCGGCGTCAAGGAGGCCGACTTGCCCGAGCTCAAGGCCGCGCCGCGCAGCCCGCACCGGGAGCTGCGCACCGCCACACCGCTGCAGCAGCTGCGCGAGCACCGCGGCGGCATGCGCGGGCAGCACGAGCGCCGCGCCCAGGCCGTCCCGCGCGCGCAGTTCGAGGTCCGGGCCAAGCCGGACGGCACCGGCGGCACCTCGTTCGAGTTCCACGGCTACGCCGCCACCTTCGAGCAGCCGTTCGCGATGTGGGACGCCTGGGGGGATCCGTACGACGAGATCCTCTCGGCCGGGTCCTGCAACCGCACCCTGGCCAATGGCTGCGACACGCAGTTCCTGATCGGGCACAACGAGGCCTCGATCGCGCTCGCGCGCACCCGCTCGGGCACGATGAAGCTCGCCGCGGACTCGACCGGCCTGGACGTGTACGTCCCGGCGCTCGACGGCCGCTCGCCGATCGTGCAGTCCCTCGCCTCGGCGATGGAGCGCGGCGACATGGACGAGATGTCGATCGGGGTCGTGTGCACCCAGCAGGCCTGGTCGCAGGACTGGATGACCCGCCGCGTCAACGAGATCTCCCTGAACCGCGGGGACGTCTCGGTGGTGTGCTGGGCGGCGAACCCGAACGCGGCCGGCGCCTCCATGGTCGGCGTGCCGGTCTCCGAGGCCGCGCGGCGCCCGGCGGCCGGGCAGGAGCGGCGCACCCCGACCGCGCCGTATTCGGCGGGGGCGGGCGAGTCCCTCGAGTGCCCGCAGTGCCACTCCATGAACGAGCCCGCCTCGTCGTACTGCGACCAGTGCGGCACCGCGGTGAAGGCCGCTGCGACCTCGCCGCAGGCCGGGGAGGAGCAGACGCAGCGCTGCCCGTGCGGGTCCTGGAACGCCCCGGACGCGAAGTTCTGCAGGGACTGCGGCACGAACATCGCCTCGGACTCGGACGCCGACAACGGCGGGTCCGGCAACGGCCCGACGACGGCGCCCAGCCTCTGGGACTGGTCCCGGCCGGAGCGCCGCGGCGACCAGGGCGTCGCCCCGGACTTCTCCACGAAGCCGCCGCAGAACGTGGCCGGCCACGGGGACGCGTCCCTGGTGTGCCCGAACGCGGACTGCCAGGCCCCGAACGCGAAGGACGCAGGGTACTGCGACCAGTGCGGGAGCTGCCTGTATGACGAGGGCGGCCTGATCGAGGCCGGGTCGAGCGACGACGTCGTCGACGACACCTCGGGCCTGATCGAGGAAGAGGACATGACCCTCGCGCGCCAGCAGCGCGTCCGGATCCTCGAGCTGCGGGGCCGCGGGTGAATATCCGCTACTCGCAGCAGGCGCGCGGCGCCCTCGAGGCCCGGCGGCTTCCGCCGGTTCCCGAGCTGCTGTATTTCACCGCCTCCCCGTGCGAGGTGCCGCTGGTGCTGCCGGCGTGGGCCCGCAGCAACCCGGTGATGGCCGCCGCGATCGACGCCGGCCACGCGCTGCGGGCCGCGGCAGGCCTCCCGGAGAGCCGATAATCGGGCAGAGCTGTTCGTTTATCGGACGGACGCGCTAGTCTGGTCCCGACTAGCCAGGCATGACCCGGAGCACTCGCCCGGGCGACACCGGCCCCGCCGGCCAGCGGGGACACGACTCGCCCACCCGGCGACCCGCCACCACTCCTCTGCGGCTGACCCGACACCCGTCGACAGAGGAGGCCCGGCATGCCGGTACTCGACGACCTGCGCGAGCAGCGCAAGGCCGTGTTCACAGAGCTGCAGACCCTCGCCAAGCCAGGCACGACCCAGAACCAGGAGCAGCGCGCCCGCTGGGCAGAGCTCGACACCGAGATCGACGACCTGGACAGCCAGATCTCGCTCATGGTCAAGCAGGCCGACCGCGAGCAGCGCGCCGCGGCCGACCGCGCCGAGCGCGACGGCGGCCAGGGCGGGGACGTCACCGACGGCCCGCTCAAGGCGTCCGGCTGGCAGGTCGGCAATGAGCCGACCACCTACGGCCGCATGTCCGGCCACAGCATCTTCCTGGACGCCGCCCGCCTGAAGATCCAGCAGGGCGACGGCGATGGCGGCCTGGACGCCGCCTACAGCCGGATGGTGCGCCACCAGGAAGAGATCGACGTCGAAATGCCCAAGCGCGAGGCGCGCCGCATGGCCGCCGCGCAGAAGGCATACGACAACGCCCTCACGCCGCGCGAGCGGCGCATGGTGGACAAGCTCGTGCAGCAGGGCGGCACCCCGTTCGAGCGCCGGGAGCGCCGGCGCAGCCCCAAGCGCGAGGAGCGCTTCATCTCCCGGGTCGACGGCGCCGGCGGCTACTTCGTGCCGCCGCTGTGGCTGATCGACCAGTACATCCCGTACCTGCGCGCGGGCCGCGACTTCGTGAACCTGTGCCGCGAGCTCCCGCTGCCGCCCGGAACCGACTCGATCAACATTCCGCGGGTGACGATCGGCACGGCGACCGGCCCGCAGGTCACGGACGGCGGGCCGGTGCAGGGCCGCGACATGACCGACTCGTTCGTGCAGGCCCCGGTCCGCACGATCGCCGGCCAGCAGGACGCCGCGCTGCAGCTGCTCGATCAGTCCCCTGTGATGTTCGACGAGATCATCTTCCAGGACCTCGCCGCGGACTACAACATGCAGCTCGACGGCCAGGCGCTCGTCGGCAGCGGCACCGCGGGGCAGCTGAGCGGCGTGTGGCCGGGCGGCAACATCTCCGCGTCCAACCAGATCTACGTCTCGAACCAGACCACGAACACCGGCGCCCAGGGCCAGACATGGGTGGCGACCGGGACCGGCGGCAACACCCAGAACACGATCCACGTCTCCTCCGCGCAGCTGCTCTCCCAGATCAGCCGCAACCGGTTGATGACCCCCACGCACTGGCTGTGGAACCCGTGGATGTGGTACATGCTCGCATCCACCGTCGACAGCCAGGGCCGGCCGATCGTCGTGCCCAACACGCCGAACAATCTCGGGTACAACCAGGCCGCCGTGGACACCGACGGCCCGGAGGTCATGGGCCCGGTCGGCTTCTACTACGGGCTGCCGATCGTCCTGGACCCCAACGTGCCCACCACGTTCGCGAACCCGTCCGACACGAGCAACTACAGCTCGCTGCCGCAGATGTCGACCATCTCCGCGGGCAACTTCGCCCCGGCCGCCGGCGTCGGCACGAACGCGAAGTACACCCCGCTGCTGGCGGGCCGGTGGGACGACGTCTTCCTGTGGGAGGGCGAGATGCGCAGCAGGGTCCTGTCGGAGGTGCTCTCCGGCGACCTGCAGGTGCGCTTCCAGGCCTACAACTACGTGGCGTTCATGGCGAACCGCTACCAGTCCTACGGCAACGTGGGCCAGTCGATCTCCTACGGGTCCGTG